ATTTTAGTAGAAGCTGCCCCGCCTCCGATGTCTAAAGTTACAGTCGATTGACCGTCTTTAGCATCACTTGCTGTAAAGCTGTTAGTGTTATAGCCAGCATCGCCGTACATAGCTTGAGTAACTGCCGCATCCGCTTTGATTACGTATTCTTGAAACGGATTGTCATTTACAAAACCTAGACCGTCGTTGCTGCCCGTATTATAGTCAGTTCCAAATGTTGTGCTTGCTGCTACTGAATTTGCGAACGTTGGTTTTTTCGTTGTACTGTTTACGAAGAAACAGCCGTTGAAAGAACCAATTAGAGGAGCGTGATTATCGTTTGCATACGTTGCTCCACCATTTCCACCATCGTCAGTAGTTGCGAAACTTGCATCTTGTAAATAACCTTGGTCACCACTTCCATCTTGAAGTGATACTGGATTATTTTTGAAGATACCAACACCTAGGCCTGATTTGATTTTGTATTCAGATTGACCTGAAGTCGCTGGAGTATTTCCAACAACCATAGTCGTTCTTAAACCAAAACCTACTGTACTTGCATTTGCCATAGTATTTGTTTCCTTTTTATGTACCTGCCTGTAAAGGCTTCCGGTACGGTTTATTGTTAATTTGTTGGGTAGGAATTACTAAATAATTAGCTTTTCTTTGTACCACCAAAAGTTACACGGGATTGAGAATCACTGCTGAAACTCATTCCTGATTGCTTTTCCTTCATAAGATCGTTATTAATTGCTTCATCTTTATCTCTAGTTTGCTTATTGTAATAAGCTTCTATTTGAAGCGCGATCTCTTCTGGTATCCTTGCGAGCAAAAGGCCTCCTACTTGTATAACTCCTGCGTATTTACCGTCGTTAGACGTTGGATAATCAGAATCCGGATATTCATCAGATCTAACTAATTCATATCCTTCTCTTAATGATGCTGCTACATTTTTTGTATCATTGTATCCTAATGTTTCAGCTCTTATCCATCTGTGCCTATAACCGTCTGGCGCAGGGGGTGCATCAAGTGATGAGGGTGGAGTCCATACTTTTTTATGAGAAGTTTTTTCTCTAGTTTGACTCGCACGTGAAGTTTTTATTTTATCGTTTTCCATATGCTTATACTCCTTCCGTGATTTTTAATTGTTTTGCATAATCTTCTAATGGCACGCCTAATCTTTTAGCAATTGCTACCTGTGATGGCGAGAGTTTCACAGTCTTTTTGCGTCCTTGTGGGGCTGAACGTTTGGCCGAAGCTACATTTTGAGCAGGTTTTGCTCTTTCTGTAGTTGTACCATCCATCTTATCAAATTTCTGCGGAAATTCAAGTCTTATTCTTTTATCAACTTCTGCGTAGTATTCGTCAGATTTAGGATCATATCCTTCTTTTTCTACCAATGTTTTATGGATATCAAAAGCCGTATAAGTCATAGCTGAATCATTACCAAACCAACTATTACTAGCTGCCCAATCTTCTGCTTTTTCATCAGTTTGTGGACGTACGTTTGGTTGATAAGCTTGTCTTTGAGGTGTGATATTAACCTTTTTAGGTGCTTCTTCTTCCATAGCTTTAAGTGAAGATAGTCTAATTGCATCAGCATTTAATCTTGCGATTTGTTCCTGTGCAGCTACTTGACCATCAACATCTCCTGCTTCAATAGATGTTTTTAAAGCTTGTCTTGCAGCAGTCATATTTGTTGTGACTCTACTTTCAAACTCTGAAACATAAGATTTATCAAGTTTAGAAAATCTAGTTTCTAAAGCTTCTTTATCTCTTTTTACTGATTCAGCAAATGTCAAAGCTTCTTCTCTTTGTCTTTCAGCTTCTCTCATTTTACGAGTAAGTTTAGAAATTCTTTTTTGAACTCCATCACTATATTCTTTTAACTCATCTTTTTTTTCTTCTGTTTTAGTTTCAACAGGTTGTTCTACCTGTTCAACTTCAACTTGTTCTTCTGCAGGTGCTTCGACTTTTTCCGGTTCACCTTTATCATCTAAATTAATTTCTGCGCCAGTTGTTTCACCAACGTCAATTAAATCATCAGACACTTTTTTGTTTTCTTCTTGCATAGTTCCTTCCTATGTTAAATGTAATGAAGAATCGATTCTGGATCACTTATCGTACCCAAAACTTCATCATCGTTTAGTAGTCGCACTTCTCCGCCTTCAATTGGTAATCTTGAACCCGCATAACGAGCAAAGATAACCCAATCTCCTTTTTTGCACCAAGGTTCATTATACTTATCTTTATCCTTGTATGCTAAATCTCCTAGTTCCAAAACATAACCACATGTTGTTGAAATTCTAGCTTTATCTAATTGTTCTTGTGAAAATAAAATACCACCTTTAGTTTTTTCTTTTGGTGTAAAAGGTAAAACTAAAATTCTAAACCCAACAGGTTTAGGTAATTCTTTAACTGTCTCTCTGATATTATCAGAGTGTAGTCTTTTTGCGTGGGGTTCTTGTTTTGCTTCTTCTTTATACTTTTCTTCTAAAGCATTAATGTGTTTCGGAGTTTCCGTCTTTTTTGGTTCCGATGTCGATAACGTTTCCTTGCTCATCTTTTTGCTCCTTATGGTTTAGCAGGTTAGAGATTTCCTGTAGCATTAATCTGTAGGCATGTGCCTGTCCTAACATATACTTGTATTTTTCCATGCTGTCAACATTTCCCGACATCATCGCCGTTGATATATTTTCAAGCGTGTTTTTTGTAATTTTTTTTAACTTGTCAATTATTAATAGATCGTCCATTATTCTTCTCCTTTGTAAGGTTCTAGTGTTTCTAATTTTTCTTTAGCAGTTGCTATTTTTTCAAATAGTTTATCCATTTCATCAAGGTGTTGAGGATGTTCTCCAATACCTACTGAATGATCTAGATATATTTCTAATGTTGCTTCTGCTTCTGCGATTTGGGCTTCGTATCTTTTTACTAGTGCTTCAATTAACATTTCCACCTTTTTCTAGCCTGACGTAGTCTAGAATTAGGATCTTTCGCTGCATTTGGGAATTTTTTCATTTGACCTGCGCTTCTTGCACAGTACGACTTACGTCGGTTTGCAGCTTTTGACCCTTTTTTCACTTTACCAGTCACGGCTGTTTTTAGTTTAGAACCGGGATTTTTTCTTCTATAGGAAGCGACACCGGCTCGAGTCATTCCTGCTCCAGACTTTGTAGGTCTGAAATTCTTTTTATTTCTTGCAGGCATATTATCCTGTTTTCTCATTATACTAAACCTCCCATACTCATTTTTTTTCTTTTTGCAAATGTTGCAACGTTTGTAGGTTTTCCACCTGGATTACCGGCTGCTCTTTTTCTGCTGACAGCAGATGCCTTTTGACCTTTTGTCATCCGTGTGGCTTTTGCAAGTGGTACGCATTTCGGGTATTTTCTTTTTGAACCTTTGGCAGATTTTCTTCCACAAGGTTGATATTTGCCATCCTTCTTTGGAGCTCCAATATCTACCCATTTTTGATCTACCCATTTTTTTAAATCGCCCATTAGACCATTCTAGTTTTTTTACGCTTGTCGGACATTACTTTGCCACAACCTCTAGCGATGAAGCCACCATCTTTAGCTTTTACTTTTCCTTTACAAACTTTAGATGCATACATGTTTGCGTATGCTGAAGGATAAACATCGAATTTTCTCTTCGCCGCAGCTTTACCTTTTGGACAAAGTTTAGCCATTATTTTTTAAGTTCTCTAACTATTCTTTTTTTTTCTTGTTTAAGATTTTTTTTACCTTTTGAAGTTTTTGCTTTTTCAGCATCAACTCTACCAAGTTCTTCAAGTCTGTTCATTCTTTTAGTGTTAACATGACCACCTTTTTTCATGTAACCCATTTTGTTTCTAACTTTAGTTGGTAGTTTTTTTAAACCTTTTTTATCAGCGGGTACAGCTTTAAGCATACCACCATCTTTTTTACCAGGTTTCATTGGTTTAGGTTTCATTTGTTGACCATATCTATCTGTAGGTTTAGGTCTTAAAACACCTGGACCTTTAGGTTTGATTACTTTACCACCTTTTTTCATAGCGCCTCTGTCCATAAGTTCAGTAGGTACTCTTTTAGATCTCATGTTTACACCTTGTCCACGTGAATACATCATTTCTCCAGATCTGCCGCCCATACCGCCGCCAGCTCTTTTTACTCTATCTGCTCCTCTTGGTTGAGCAACTTGTGTGTTATATCTTCTATTTGCCATTATTTTTTTCCTCCTTTAAATATTTGAGTTCCCTTTATACCAAAAATACTTGCAACTACAAGTATCCATAAATTAGTGAACCATTTCGGCAGGTTACTAAAATGTTCAAAGAAAGTATTTACCTTGTCCATCGCAGTTGGGTCGTCCGATATCACTGCCCATGCCAGAACAATAATCGGTGCGCTCAATATTCCGAGCACGAATTCGTCTTTATAATCGTTTTGTCTCGCTTCTAAAAGTTTACCTTGGTAAGCTTCTTCACCACGAGCTTGTTTTTCTGCATGCAATAATTGTGCATCAGACATTGCTACTTTTGCCTTCTGTCGGTTTGCGTAAATTTTACTTCCCGCAGAAACGGCTAATTTAATTGCCGAGAACCACATATTAGTACCAAGTAGCTTTTACTGGTTTCTTATCAGCTCTCATTCTTCTTGTTCCTTTAACATCTACTGTTTGTGATGTTGATGGATCAGTAGCTTCGATAGTAACACCACCTGTTTGGTAACCATCTTTGCCAACGCCAAGTTCTTTTTCGATCTTAACGTCTTTGTTCATGAATGTTGAACCTCTTTGCCAATCTTTACTCATATTTATCTCCTTGTATTAATTATATCTATTTTTTTCCGAAATTTCTACCAAAATCGTGAATTTTACTCTTGTCTGCCATGCCTTGTTTAGCTAATGACACACTTGCTCTTAATTTTGCTAGTTTTTCATTTTGAACAAGCTTATCTTCTTGATTTTCTTGATTCATAAGTGCTTTTGCAGTGTCTAAATCAATTCTCTCTTGATCATCTTTAGCTTTTCTCTCATTTTCTTTAGCTCTTAAGTCAACTTCTCTTGCTTTTAACTTAATTAATGGATCACCACTGTACTCACCCATAATTTTTTGTTCTTCATCCATATATTCTTTAGTCATTTCAGCAATCAATTGTGCTTTTCTTGCATTAATCTTATTTGTTAGTGCTTGAGCTTGCGCAATCAACTGTGGGTTCTGTGGATTTTGTTGTAACATCATTTGCATTTGTTGTGCTTGCATTAATTCTTGAGAAAATTCTAATTGAATCTGTTCTTGAGCCATTAAACTAATTCTCTCTAGAATATTTTTCTGTAGTGCAGCCATAACAGATGGTGAATTTTGTACCATATTAGATTGCATAAAATTTAAGTGTGAATCAATGTGTGCTTTGTGATCTTGACCTGGAAAAGCTTGAAAAGGTTTCATACCCATTGCAGCAATTTCTTCTAACGATGGATCTAAAGGCGTTGGTTGTGCTGGTGGTGGTAAAATTGCATTTATATTTTTAACACCGATTGCATCATACATAGATCTGTATGCTTGATATAGATCGTGTATTTGTGGATTAGTTTGAGCTAGTTGTAATTGTGTTTGAGCCATAGATATTCTTTGTGTTTGAGAAAATATGTTTGGATCAGCAACTGGAATAATATCTATTCTATCATCAAAGTCTTGAACTTTAATATTTCTTGTAGCTCCAACAACATCGTATGGATATACAGCTGGTAAATAAGTTTTAAAAACTTCTGCTAATAATTTAAATTCTTGTTTTAGACCAACGTATAATCTTTTGTGAATCGCTGACATTACACGTGAACCACGTTCCAATAATGCTACTGTGGTTCCCACGGCAGCTTGTTGATTCATATCGCCTACTTGTGAGTCTGCGATAGACGCGAAGCGTTGGCCTGCTTGAACAACTATACCCATTAATGAAAGTAATGTTTGATCTGGTCCTTTAAATGGTAATTGCATAAACTGATCTCTGATGTTTCCACCAGGTGCATCAACATCTCTAAACTCTCCAGGTTGTAAAGGTTGTGCATCATCTCTAATTCTTAATCCTCTAGTTTTAAAACCAGCTGGTAAGTTAGCTAATGTACCTGCATCTAATAATTGTCTTAAAGCTGCAGTTGCAGTTCTAGTTAAACCACCAATCATGTGAATTAAACCAAAACCATAAAAACCAGTTCCAGGTAAAAATTTAAATTGCACAAAGTAATCTATTTTCTTTTTCATTGGATCTGTTGCTTGATAGTTTCTTCTAATTGATAAAACAGTTTGATTGTTTTCTGCAAACGTTACAATGTAAGGTAATTTAATTCCTGTAGGTTCACCATCTTGATTAACATCTTCATAACCTTCTAAATCTAAATTAGTGTGCATTTCAAAAAGTGTATACTGATCTTCTTGACCATCTTTTGTAATACCTTCTAGTTCTAATTTTTTATCTGATAATTCATTTGATGTTACAGGAGGTTCTCCTAATTCTACATCTCTATAAAAACCTGCAACTTGTTGTTTTCTTAATTCGTTAGCAGAAATTTTAATAACATGTACGATAGCATCTGTGTCATCTAATGATGTTGCTGAATAAGGTACAATTAAATCTTCTGCCGGTACAAATTTAGATACGGCTCTACCTAAAAGATCGTCATAATAAACTTTCTTAAAAGTAGAACCGGACAGGGGTAGATAGAAAAGCATTTGATCAAACTCTGGTTCGTATTCTTTCATCTTATCCATAAGTTGATAATTCATAAAATTTTTAACACGTTTAGATTGTTCTTCTTTTTCAACATTGATAGCACCTAAAATTTGTGTTCTTACGGGACCATCACTTGGTAATAATTCTTTGTAAGCTGTTGCTTGAAATTGTGTAACCGCTTCAGCTAGTACAGGGTGATTAACACCTGACGCACCTTTGAAGGGTTCTGTTCTTCTCTCGTATTTGAAACCTAATAATTCTAAACCTTCTCTATAAGATTGTTCCCAATCTGCTCTTGATTCTTTGTACTCTGTGTATTGATCAAAAAGAGTTGAACCTAAAGATTCTAACTCACCATCAGACATGTCTTCTGCTAAATTTGCAAAGTGACCTTCTGTGCTTCTATCTGTACTAGTTGTAGGATCAAAAGTAACTTCTGCTCCTCCAGTTTCATCCATAACAACTTCACTTGTGTCTGTTGTAATAACTTCTTCTGAACCGGGAACGGCTACTTCTTTTTCTTGAAACTCTGTATCTTTAACTTCCTCAACTGTGTTGGGTAATGATTTATCTATACTATCTACCATATCTCTTTCCTGTTATTTATTTTACACCTTTGACGGCAACTATACCTCCATTAAAGTAAGATGTAAAGTCCTCTGTCTCAATGGCAGGTAGTCCTGCTATTTGTTGTTTTCTAAATTCTGGTTCTTGTCTCATACGTCTAGCATCTGTAGCTGTTTGAGGATCAGCAGTTATATAAGCACCTGCCAAATCTAATGGATTTCTCTCACCTGCTTTTAAAGCTGTATTTACTGCCATAGCTCCTGTTATTACACCAAGAGGTTTAATAACTTTACCAGCTATTTTAGTTACTTTTTTTATAGATTTTAATATTTTATTTACTTCTTTAGGAGTTACTTTTTTTTGTGATTCTAAAACATTTTTTCTATTTATTTCAATAAGTGCTTTGTCTTGTGCTGTTAATTTTTTTAATGGTTTATTTTTTGTAAGACCTAAAGTGTCTACAGATTTTGAATAATCTATTATACCTGGTCCTCTTTTTAAAGTTTTAGGATCTAATGTTGGAAATACTTTATAACCTTGAGCAAAAGATGCATATTTTAATCCTTTTATATTATAGTTTTCTATCATTTTTTTATAACCTTTAGGTTTGTTTTTTGCTAATTTATTTTGAGATACAATAATAGCTTTGATAGCAGGATCAATTTTTTTTTCTATTAATAAATTTATTTTAGCAGGAGTATATTTTAAAGATGGTGCGGTAACATCCACATTGTATAAATCTGCTGCATGACCTAAATGAACTTTTTTATTTCCTCTATATTTTTGTTCTAAAGCAGGAACACTATATTTCTTTTGAGCCGTTCTTCTTCTAGCAATTTTTTCTTTATTTAATTCTGAAGCTGGTTTTTGTTTGTATTCGGATTTGCCTTCTT